GAACTTGGGGTGGAATTGGTGATTTATCGTCAATCTTAGCCAATGGATTAAGGGTCGCAAGGCGATCAGCAATGACATCTGCGCCAGGGAAATCCATATTTCTGAACCAAAGATCACCGATTTGTGACATTAAATTAGGATCAGCAGCAAGGATTGTAGCCATCGACTCTGATGCCTCTTGACGTTTGGAGTTATAGCCTGGGCCTGTATCCATTACTACGTCATATTCACCAACAGTAACGTCATTGAGAATCTTAGCCACGCCATTTTCGTCTGTGCCTGGCTGATTTAGGGTAACAATCTCAGGTTTTCCGTCATCGCCAATGATTCGCATGACCCGTTCTCTGTCATAAATCTTAGGAATCAGATCAAGAATAATGCGACCTGTGTGACGGATACTGCGTGTCAAATTGTCGTAATAGTGGAAATTGGTCATATCCACTTGGGATTGCTGACCTTGCAAAGCCTTACCACTCATATTGCCTTGTGGGAGCTGGCTAGGATCAAAAATACCTACGACTGCCATCAAGTCAGAGTTCATACCCGCTAAAGCAGTCATCACGCCCGCTGGTGGTGGCTCTGGTTGTAAACGAGTAGGAGCTGGAGCTGGTCTGCCCTCAATATCAGTCTGTTTATAGCGTAAAACAGGCATAGCTTTAATGTTTGCCATTGCCCATTCGTTTTCGTGTCCTTCATCTTGTCCTTCAGCCAATAGCCATTTTGCTTTGGGCGCTAAAGCTACAGTTTCAGTCAAAGCCGTTGACCAGTAGTTATACATACGCTGAGGGTCTTTAGCCATGCGAACTAGACCAAATTTCTTATGCTTGTCATCGACTCGCACTTCTTGACCATAAGTAGGCACGATAGGGATAAATTTACCCGCCCACTCGCCTTCTTCAAGGATTTCCATAGCGGTTAGCTTGCACCATTTAATCTTCTTGCGCCAAGTTTCACGCTTATCTACAACAGTAATGCCAGCAGCCTCTAAAACCTCTTTAGAAGGGATTTCATCGCTGTAGCCTGTAGTGCCATCAGATAGCTGTAAAAGCATCTCTTTTGTGCGTTCTGTGTAGAAATACTCAGCTATGCGTATATCTTCTTTCGTAACCCATTCGCTCTCTGTATCGCCTGTTCCTCTGGATGAGAAGCCCTGGTCAAATTCAGCTTCGGGATACATCTTTTTGAACACGTTTTTGCTGATGACTGTCGTAATAAGGACACGCTCAGCATCGCTACCATCAGGTAGAACGCTATTAGGATCAAAATAGACAGTAAATGGGTTTTCAACTGGCTTAATGTAGATTTCTTGGTCAAAGCTGTCCTCTCTTACATAATCAGTAGTAATGCGCCAATAGCCCCATCCCATCTTAACTGCGTATTCAAAAGCATGATCGTAGGCTGAGTCTGCATCAGATTGATTTTCGATGTGACGGCAAATACCAGTCAAAATCTCAGCAATCTTCGCATCTGACTCATTGTTCATTCCATGCACTTTAATGCGTGGGCGTTGCTGTCTTTGCTGATTACAGATTTGACGAATATAAGCATCAACTTTATTGATTGTTAAGCATGGGCGAGCTTCTAATACTCGGCTATTCTGAACATCAACGGGCCATTGATCGCCTGCTGCAAATCTTACGTCATCTAAGGCTTCTGCACGATTATTGCTATCCGAATCATTACAAAGCCGTAAAAAGTCTTTGGCTTCTTCTATTCTTCCGTCTGATTGGGAGTCTGCAACTCTGTCGTATGCCATAGATATTCCTTAATTATTGCCCGATTTTAAGACAAGTGTTGGATTTTTACTACACATTTTAACCCATCCACGAGCTAGGTAGTTGATAAGTTCCCCGTTGTTTTGGTGCTTTTCTAGGCTCATTTACCATTAATCCGATATACCTAAAAGCATCAGCTCCATGCGAATAGTTATCGTGTAATGGCTTTTGGCTGAACTGTTTGGTATCAGGATCAACGTCATACCGATAATGGCGTAAACATTGCAATCCTTCGTGTGTGTTGGTCTTATCAAACCAGCACTTGTTAAACATCATTCGGGCAGCATTAATAGAATCAACGATTGGTGTTCGCTCAATAACTCTAGTGTTATACCCTGAAGCTCTAACGATTTCTTCAATACTCTTGCCGTTTGAGGCCAAAGTTTTGTTTCCAGCATCATGAGGTAGCCAAATGGTGTCATATACATATCCATAAGACTGCATTTTAGCCAGGTAATGCGCTATTGTTTCTTGCGTGTTTTCGTAATACCTAATGAGGCGAGTTTCCATGCCAATAAACTGCACAAACCAAATAGCAGTAGCGTCAGCCCAACCGAGGTCAAATACTGCATGGACTGGCTTAATAGGGTCATAAGGGACATTCGTAATCCTTCCGTCTAGCTCTGCCATAGTCATTTCTTTGGCAAAGATAGCACCATCTACTGTTTGACGGCATAAGCCTTCCCAAACTGTGTTGTAGGCTTCTCTATCCCTACTAAACAAGGCATCTTTCTCTAACCTGAGTGTTTCAGGAAACCACGGGTTATCCGACCAGTTAATCTTCGCAACTTTGCTATTGTCTGGTGGGTTAAGAACAAACCTTTGGTATGTTTCGTCTGATTGGAGTTCTGGGTTAAATGTAACCCATATTTCTGAGCTTTCTTTACGAATTGTGGGGATAAGAACATTCCATGATGTTTTAGATACGCTCTGTGCTTCCTCGACCCAACATATATCCACGCCCTCATAGGACTTGATATTGGCAACATTGTTCTTAAGTCCGACAAAAGCAAACTCGCTCCCATTCTTACCTCTGATTGAGTTTTGCGTAATCTCATAGAATGACTCCAGCTTTAATGCAATGATTTGATCTGATAAGAGCTTGTGAACGGATTGGCCTATAGAGTTTTGGAACTCACGGGCGCATAAGACTCTGGTAGTCTTTTTGACACCAAGAACCAATAAAGCCCTCGCAACACCCCAAGACTTAGCCCCACCACGACCCCCATAAAGAACCTTGTAACGCATAGGCTCAAAGAGGAATTGCAGCTTGATAGGGAAGTCAACCGCAGATATTGCCTCCCGCAGTTCTTGGGTGATTTCACTCACTTGGCTTTACAAACCTGACTTCTAATGAAGTAACGATATTGTTGCCTTCTGCATCTTCAAGAGTATTAGCCTGGACTGCCTTGCCGTCTAAACGATCAGCTACTTCCTTAACGGCCCATGCTTCCCCTGCTTCTGCTTGATCTAATATCTTGTCAACAATCCTGCCAATCTTCTGTGGATTCTGAGCTAAAGCCCTTCTCATAGCATCTAAAAAGGGCTTATTCTTTGTTGCGTTCTTGTTACCAATAGGCGCACCGACAGGATTATTTGACTTTTCTTCCATTTATTTGAATTATAAATACTTTTTGTTGTATTTATGCAACACTTTGGCTATCATCAGACTGTTGTATTTCTGCAACACTTGTCTGTTTGATAGCTTGGACTTGTGCTGTAGCTTGTCCATGAATCTTAGCGATCAATCCAGCTACTTCTGCATAAGCAGCGTTACCAACGTGTTTAAGGATTGCCTCTACTTCAGCTATCTCGAGATTTAAGTTGATCATTTCTTTTTAGCCTTTGCTTTCTTAGCTTCACGCTGAACATTGAGGGCGATGGCTACAGCTTGCTTCTGTGGCTTACCACCAATTTCCATTTCAGTTTTAATGTTTTTGCTTACTGCCTTCTTACTGGCTGATTTCACTAATGGCATTGCTTTGCTCCTTGTTGTTGCCTTCTTCAAGGCGGGTTTTGCTTTAATTTCTGCTTTGCGTGGCTCAAAGTCCTCAGTAACAATAGGAAAATGCCATTGATTAGATGGCTTGGGCTTTGGGCCAATCACTTTACTTAACCAATCAATAATGCGATCAAACATACTTCCCCCTTTAGGTTTAACAATTCCAATTTTTTAAACTAGCTTTCGCCCGTTCTGCTGGGCCTTTCGCTTTCTTTACTACGCCTTCCATTCTTGCACAAAATGATGCTTTACGACCCTTATCCTTCTCAGTCTTTGGGTTTGGTGCAGGAGCTTTCAGATTGCTGCCATTTTTGGCATTGTATTCAGCACGACCCTTTGCGGTCATTCCTGCGCCTTTTTCGGTAGGGTTATAGGTCTTGCCCTTGCCTGTAGTCTTATGCGGGATAGGTTTGTCGTGTTTAGTAGCCATTATTTTTTCTTCGCAGTCTTGGCAGAGTCAATAAATGCTTGCTTGGTAGGTGCGCCCTTTGTGCCAGGCTTACGCATCTTTTCTACGGGTTTACCCTCAGCCTTTTCTTTGGCGATACGAGCCTGTTTTTTATGGATATTGGCATATAAGCCAGGTTTAGTTGCCATCTTGTCCCTCAATCCAGCAAATATCTTGCCAGCTCATTAATAAACACTTCTCGCCCTCGTGGTCTATCTTGGTGAACTTCAGATATTCCTCTTTGGGATCGTCATTCATAGTGCCAAAACGTACCCGTTGCCCTACGGCAATCGGCATAGCTTCACGTCTTTCGGATGACAATTTCTTGCCAGGCCCTACAGCGACAACAGTTCCCATGTTCTCAGCTTCTTTGTTATTCACAATTAAGACAGAGCTTAAAACACGAACATCTGGGCGGACAATAATCTTGTCCCCCAGAGGTTTAAAAGTTACAATTTCTTCAGCCATTCAATATTACCCTATTGGTTGGTCAAAAAGTCCCATGCCTTTACCGAGGCTTGGGGCTTTTGCTTACATATCGTCTTGATCGTGTCCGACACGCTTATGGCTGTAGCACTCACGCTCACCCATATTGCCGTCATTCAACTCACCGAGCTTGCCTTCGAAGTTGCCAGCATGGGAGAGTGGGCGTGAACCCATTGCATCCATTTTGCCCATGCCAACTCCGCCAACTAGCTTGACTTTGCGCTCTCCGCTCATGTCAGCTTTAGCTGCGCCAGCAGGTGCTTTTGCGCCAGTTGTTGAAGGTACGCCCTTCATGCTATCCATTTTGCCCATGATTTATCCTTTAAGATGGGGTTGATACACTACGAATAATAATACTATTTTACGATTTTTCAAGCAATTTTACTAGATTTATCGCACCTTCAATATCGTGGATTCGAGCTACTGTTGACCCACGCCAATTCAACATAAATGCTTGTTGCGCTGCTGTGAACTTTGTCTTGTCATCTGACTTTATTTCAACAAGTGCGGTCTTTTGGTTTTTACCCACCACAAGATCAGGGAATCCGCCAGCAACCCTTGACGTATCAAATACAGAACAGCCAAGCTCTCGTAACGTCTTAACGATAAGCGAATGATTAGCATCAACTTTTCTAGCATAGGTCATTGAAATGTAATAAATTAAAGGTTAGTATCTAAACACTTTACACCAATAGGGGATGAAATGGCTCAAAAACCATTATCGCATGAAGATATGCAAGAAGCGGTAAATGCTTTTGCTAAGACAGGCAATAAAAGAAAATCAGCCGAACTTCTTAATCTTCCTGAAGGCACTTACAACTCAAGATATAGAGCTGGTGTCAAAGCAGGCATTAAGCCTACAGTTGATGTATTTAACAAAGATTTAAACGAATTAAATGACGCAAAGAACAAAATACGTCAACTAGAGGCTACGATCCACGCCCATGAAGAAAACACATTAACTGCTGAATACATTAAAACAGTTATTCTAAAAATGTCAAAGAAGGTGGCATCTCCTCCTAATTGGCTAATTAAACCCACTAAAGGCAAAAGAAGCGCAGGCGTTCCTACTTTGTTTGCATCAGATTGGCATTGGGGCGAGGTAGTTGATCCAAATCAAATTAATGGCGTAAATGAATATAACGTAGCGATTGCACAAGATCGTGCAAAAGTAATGATTGAAAAGACCATAGATTTGCTTAAAAACCATGTAGCTTTATCCGATTACCCTGGCATTGTATTTGTGTTGGGTGGCGATATGGTTTCTGGTGACATCCATGAAGAACTGATGGCTACGAACTCTATGGAGATTATGCCTACAGTTATAGACTTGTTTGGTGTATTGACTTGGTGTATAGAAACTTTAGCCGATGAGTTCGGAAATGTCTTTGTTCCGTGCGTAAGTGGTAATCATGGGCGCAATACGCACAAAATTAGGGCAAAAGGCAGGAACTTCACATCCTTTGATTGGTTACTCTATCAGTTTCTATCAAAGAGGTTTGAAAATGATTCCCGCATCCAGTTTCATATTCCTGACGGCTCAGATGCCTATTATTCAATCTACGGACATAAATATCTACTTACACACGGGGATCAATTTCGTGGGGGTGATGGTGTCATTGGGGCTTTAGGGCCAATCATCCGTGGAGATCACCGCAAGCGC